GAATTGCTTGTTTCATTGCATCCTCAAAGGTATTAGCAAAAGTATCTATCATGCTCAATCCATTCTCAAGCCCTCCAATTAATGAATCTGATAATGAATCCTCTGTACTTCCTATCATTTCAGAGATCAATGATCTTCTTTGTTCTAACAAATCATTGTATTCATTAACTATATTTAATAAATCTTCTAAATTTTTGAATTCAAATCCCTGAGCTAAAACACTTGCAGCATCAGAATACATTGGTCTTGCATCCTTAGTAAACTTATATAAGTTTGCTAACTTATCTTCTAAAACATCAACATTTCCATCTACATCAAATTTGATTTCAACATCATCTCGCTCAAATATGGCTTTTGATTTTCTTGCCATATTATCCAAGGTCTTCATTTGCTTTTGTATAAGTTTAAGCGTTTCTCTTTCAGATTGAACTTTGCTTTCCCCTGAAAGTTCTTTTGTAATTTTTATCTGTCTTTCTAATTCATAATTCTGCAACTTAATAATATCTAACAATGCATTAGCTTTATTGAGTGCTATTTGTTGCTTTTGCTCTGAATTATCATATAGATTATACAATGTATTAGCTATTCCAATAATACCTGAAGCAATTTGAACCCCACCTTGCACTCCACCTTCTGCAATTCCAGACATGATATTCCCAAAACTTCCAGATATATCACCTATGGACTGAACCACCAAACCTAATTCTTCATTGAAGTTAGAGGCAAAGTTTGCTAAATCCTGCATTCCATAACCTATTTCAATGAATCCTTCGCCCATATCTTTGAGCTTCTTTAAGTTGGCTATTCTCTCAAATAGTTTTGCGTTTTGCTCATTTGTCTTTTTATATGATTCAACTGATTTTAGTGTTTTGGGATTTATTTCATAGATATCATTTATAGTTCCAACACCAATAGGCAGTATTTTCTTTAAGTCAGGGATACTTAATTTAATATCTTCTTTAGACGCCTCTTGAGCAATTAAACTTTTTTCAGATAGATTATTTGAATATTTAACTAGTTGTTTATTTAAGAAATCCTCTGCATTGTTACCATCTTTAAGTAATTCTTTATTGTTTTTATCCGCAAATTCTTTACCTAATTGAAGCTTTTCATTTTCATACTTCTTATAAAGCTTAAGTTTTTCTTTTAGGAAATCCTCATACTCAGTGGCGCTGTATTGTGGTTCTGTATTCTTAGAATTATTTTTTTTATCTTCTTCATCGTTTATTAATCCAAGCTGTTTTAAGTATGAAGTATAAACTTCTTCTAAATCTTTGGTTACCTTAACTTCATTCCTTTTTGCTGCGATGTAGTCGTTTAAAGAACTGATAAACTCTCTATTTACTCCACTCTTACCAAAATTACCTTGAGATTTTATAATAATGCCGAAATCATCATATATCTTTTTCAGCTCAACACTTACCTGTTCTCTGGTGTATTTAGCTTTACTGGTGAAAGTATCTACTAATTCATCAATTTCAAGAAAGAATTTACCTTTTGACTCATTATCAAGTCCAAATTCAATTGTAAAATCAGAAGCAGCGCTTGAGTAATTTTCTGCTATTTTTGAAGTTTTTCTTCTTGTTTCTTCCAATTCTGCATCCTGAGATTTTAAGGCTATTGATTTAGCTAAAGATTCAGTTACAGCATCCTGTGCTTTTTTAATTTCGTCTAATCCACTTTTTTCACTAAGTAAATTCGGTAGGTATTCTTTGTATTTTTCATTGATGTCATCAATAGCTTTTTTGCGTTTATCGCTACCTGAAGCAGCATCTTTAGCAGCTCCAAATACTTTCTTTATACCTTCAACCTCTTTTTTTAGAGAATCCTGAAAGTCTTGTGATATTGAAATGTGTTCCTTGGATTTAATATTGAAAAGAGGAAGGCGTCCTACAATTGCAGCAATTGCTCCGGCAATAGCTAAATAAGGATTTACTAATACAGACCTATTAAAGGCTATTTGATTTGCAGTCGCCATACCTAACGCTCTTGCCATTTTTAAATACTGTCCTACTTGCTCTGCAAGTAAAGACGCTTTCTGAGCAACAGAAACAGCTATCAATGCTCCCTTGTAAGTGCCATAGGTGGCAATAACAACCTTAAGAACATTTACAATATCCTCATAATTTTCAACAGCTAGTTTTAAAATATTAATCACATCAATGATCGCACCTTCATTATCTTGCCCAATAGTATTCAGCATTCTATCAAATGCATCTTTAAGGTTAGAGATTCTACCTGTTACGGTACCCATTTGTTTTTCCATCAGGTTAGCGAACTTACCACCTTCAGATGACATGTTTTTAAAAGCTTGCTCAACCAATGGAAAACCAATCTCTCCAGCTGTTACCATATCCTGAATCTCAGCCTTTGATTTTTCAAGCATCTTTGCTAATTCATCAACTAAAGGAATTCCAGCCATGGCAAAATCACGCACCTCACGAGTTTGTAATTTACCTAAAGTTGCTACCTGACCGTAGTTTATAGCTATTCGTTGAAGGGGAACAGCCACTCCTGCAGCAACGTCACCTAATGACTTAATTGTGTCCATAACCTTTTCTGAGGCTATCCCCATTGCCATTAGTTGCTTGGTGTTTTGGGCTACGTCCATCAAAGTAAAAGGCGTTTTAATACTCATTTGGATGATGTCGTTCATCATCTTATCAGCCTCTCTTTTGCTACCTAGCATAGTATTAAGTGCGACTTCCAATTGCTGAAACTCACCTCTTACCCTTACTATATCATTCACAAAGTCTTTACCAGCCGTAATAGACAGATAAGCCCCAATAGCAGCTCCCAAACGCCTGTATATTGCATCAAGCTTATCCGCTTCTGACTGAGCGTGATTTGTTAATCCGCTTAACAACTGTTTCCCTCGTCTGGTTCCTGAAGCTAATCCGGATGTATCAATACCAGTAGCCCAAAATAATGCATCATCGCCCTGAATACCCATATATTACTTTTCTTTTAAATAGAAAAGCATTAAGAAAAACTTACGCCCGGAATATTTTTAAGGTCATTAAAGCTCATGTTGTCATCTTTGCTTTTACCATCTTCTATGTCTTTTTTTATCTCATCATTAATGGCTGATAGTTCAACGAAATACTGGTTCAAATTCTGCCAGCTCATATCCAGTATTTCATCAAAAGACATCCGGAAAGCTTTATTTGCATTTACAAGGATGGAGTGGATGTTAAACGGCTTTGGTGTGTTTTTAGATTTTTTGACATGGCTATTATCCCCTTGTCGTCCATTGGGCTCATCCTGCTCGAAAGGATGATAGAGTTGTGAAAAGACTGGCTTCCCATACGGAAAAGAATCGCATTTAAAAATACATGCAGATCCTGCCATGTAAAATTAGCTTCCAACATTTCCTTAAACCATGGGGGAGTAGTGCCTTTGTTATTATGAATGCCTATGCAGATGATTTCAAGGATTAAATCGTGGTATTTGCTAAAGATTTCTAACGATTCAGGATTGAAAGCATTTTCTTTGTTTGCTGTAATCTTTTCCAAATCTTCATCTGATATTTTTAATAGGAGAGGGATGAGTGTTGACACTGTCCTAACTTTAATCGGTTTAATGGTGATTTTATCCACTTTCTTGTCTTTCGGCACCATACTATCATCTTCGAGAGTGATATTGAAAAAAACTGGCTTTTCTGTAACAGATTCTACCTGATATTGAAGTAATGCATGTATGAGTTCGTGGTTTTTATCTTTCGATGTTTCCATAATTGGTTTTTACAGAAAATAGAAAGGTCGGATATAAAATACATCCGACCTTAGTGCTAACCTAAAAAAAATAAAACCAACAAATATTTTAAGCCGTTGGGTTTCCTGACTTGATAATCATCCAATTGGTGTTGTTTCCTGCTCCGTCGTCTGGTTGTAATACTTTACACTTAAATTGCCACCCAGTTACATCACTCTTGGTAATAGTACCGGAAGAGGAGAATAATAGTTTTGCCTTTGGAATATTTACAACCACAGGTAAACCATCTGGGTTTTCACAGTTTAACTGCACCGCCTTTAGTACAGCCGATGCACTAGGAGGCATAGCAATCTGTTCAGGGTTTGAGGCATTTGCAGCGGAATAATTACCTCCAATTAATCCGGCAAGAGCCGAAGCTTCAATGCCTAATAATTGCACGGTCAAATCCTTTTCACCTGGCTTTTCTACAGAGGCGTAGGCAGTATCCGACTCCTCAACATTGATATCCGTAATCTCACCTTCTGCAAAGTTTAAGGTTGCGGATCCTTCCTTAATATTTCCTACTGATTCAAGAACGGTTTGCATGGTGCCATCGCCCATAACATCACCAAACTTTAAGGAAGTTATTTTTGAAAATTCAACTTTTGGCATAGTAATAAATTTTATATGTCTGCTGAAATATTTAAATCGTATCGTAAAACCAGAATATCATATTCTTTCGAATATACAGTATCCTGGAAGCTGTTAGAGAGAGTTATATCAAACAAATATCCCGGGGAAGTGCCATTGTTAATACTTTCAATTACTTTTTGTTTAAGCACCTTAATTTCCGCTCTTGAAATCATTCCGTTAGTATTTTTTTTGGTGTAGATATTCACATTAACAGGGATTTTGTTGATGCGTTGCAAATTCCTTTCAGTAGGACAATTAATTACCACAAAACTTTTTAGTTCTGTTTTATTTGGAGCCTTGTCTTTAAAGGCTGTTATCTTGGAGGTTTTAAGCCATCCGTAAATAACATCTATTGCATCAAACATATCAGCCATAAAGTCTGCTTTTAAATCCTCTTATCAAATTACTTAAATACCCTTCTGTATCAATCACAGGTCCTGAAAGCACATCTTTACCTTCTATAGATTCAACAGCTGCTGCATACTCCATTCCTGCAACAACTATTAACACCCATCCGTTTATGCTATACTTATGGGCTAATTCAACTGCCAGATTATACCCTTCTTTCATTCCTGTTGCTTTATCAGAACCTCGTTCTGATTTAGTAAAGTTGTCGTTTACTATATTGCCACTTCTGGCAATTACATATCCAACAGAGGATCGAAGGTTTCCTGTAATGTCGTTATATCTACCTTCCTCGCGAGCCTTTTTTACGGCATACTCGCCAGTTTGGACCATGATATTATACATCTTTTCTCCGGCTTTCTGTCCAAATCTATCAAAGGCCTTGTTGATATCCTTTGCTGAAAACATAGGGGTTAATGATCTTCTTTTCATTTTGTAACAAAAATCATGGAACTCCTTTGTCTTTCCTTCCAGTGTATGATAGTGTAGTCAACCCCTTCGAACTCAAGAATTGAGGCATCAGATATCTTTTCCTGGTCAACATACACAATGGCTGTTACCTCAACTTCATCTTTTCCTTTCTTAACTCTTAATCCAAATTTTTCAACAAAACGAGCCTTAATAGTGATTTGCAACTGAGGAGAATTTTTCAACTCTCCATCTTCTACAACTTTAGAATCCGTTTTAAGCGTTATTTTATGGGGTCTTCTACTTAACATTTTTACCAACTCTTTGTGTTGCCTTTTATATTTCCACCTACCAATGAGGATGCTTTTATCCTTTCACCATTCTCACGATACAGCCTTCTTGCTTCACGTAATAACGCACCTCGTGGAACATTAACACTTAAATCACCTTCATTAAAAGAAGCTTGTTTGTAGGCTTCAACTAAAGCATCAGCTGAAGCAAGACCAACAATCTTTTTGTTTTTAGCGCTATAAGTACCGTCCCCTGGAAGGGAACGGTCTATTAGGATTTTCTCAATGGCTGCATCGGGAATATCTACCGGAATATTTGATAATATTGCCTCTTTGTTAGTCATGATCTAATAATTAGGACCAAGTTGTTGCGTTAGTTCTTAACAGATACAACTCAGAAGGATCATGAAGTACAGGCCAGGTGTTCGCCTCTGCCTTTGTGAACTCTCTATAAGGCTCTTCTTCACACCACTTAGACACCAAGATGTCATTTTGCTTAGTTTTAACAGCCTTAGTCACGTTGTTTTCTCCGGCAATAGGAGCGTGTTGGAATTCACCAATTTGCTTTTCAGTGATGAATGAAACCCGATGCTCTTCCCAACATCTTTTAACTGTTCGCTTATGGTTTTTACTTTCGTGACGAACCATAGGATCAATCAAGGCAACAGGAGGAAGCTGGTTAGCAATAAGAAACTCATTCAATTTATCCTGAGTGATAAGCATTTTATCAGTGTTGTTGATATAATACTTAACCATATCTTTTGTTTCAGCAGCATTTTGCAACTGAGCAAACTGATCAGGAAGCATGATAATGTGCTTAATAACATCCCCCTGCTCTTTAGCATACTTCACTTTTGCTTTAATGTCAGTGATAGGAGTTGCACTCTCAGCGTTTGACCATACAACTGCAGCACCGGTTTTATTTCCATCAGGAACACCGTAATTTACGCTTTGAGCCATATACTTACCAGCACCGTTGTTTTGTGCATTTAAAAGAAGTTCACCTGTTGACATCAACTGAAATGCAAGGAATTCTTTTCTACCACGAACACCGTTGTAGCAAGTGTCAGTATCCTTGTAAACAAGGTCTAAAAGATCTTTTAAGTCCTGGCGACCCTGAACCTTATATAAAAGATCATTGTACTCGTTGATCTCAGATTCCGTCATTGCCATTTTAATAGCAATCTTTTCAATGTCTCCGGATAACTTCTCAATTACTTCACGAGACTTGATAGGTGCTGCAGAATCCCACGAGATTACATCTGCCATAATTGGCGCACCTTTTTCACCAACTAGTGTTTCCCACTTTAGTGAATTCACTTTTTTCAACCCGAAAAAGTTCGGGAAAAACATAGGCTTTACCAACTTAGAGGTAATACGAGCCTGAATTGTTTTTTTATCTACATATTTCAATAACGTTCTTTCCATGGCTTATTCCTCAATTGATTGTTCAAAAATAATATGTGGTAGTAAAGCTTTTATGCTATCATCAACATATGAAGCTAAGTTTGCCTCATTAACAGTACCTCTAACCATTAAACCAGTGCTTTGATTAGCTACCGTAAGGTCAATTTTAGTTCTTGAGATCCCCTCAGGCTTATACTTAAAGGCTCCATTGCCTGCTGTCGCAACTGCCGAAGCTTCTATAAGTAATTTACCTGCTACCAAAGCAACACCAATGGTTGCGCTAACAGTAATTACATCGTAATCTGCATTGGTAGTATCAATTGCATCGATAGCAACTGCAGCACCATCTAAAGCTGTATTAACAACAACTTGACCTACTTTAAAAGCGTGACCTTTTTCAACTTGGTAAGTTGTAGCTGAATCTGTAGCATCAGCATGCAAAGCAGCTGTTTTAACAAGACGACCCACACCATTTGAGTCAGGCGCCAACAATGCACCTCCTGGTAGTTCGTCACCAATACCTTCTCCCAGGTCGTCAATGCCTAAGATATAACCACCCGTTTTTGCTTCTAAGCAAGTGATTTCAAAAGGTAAATATTGATTTTCTGTTTCTTTCTTAAAATACATTACTTACGCATTAAGAATTATTACATTTTAATATCAACGACACTTTCACCGCCAGAACCGGAATCTTCATTGAAGATATCTTTGATACCATTAGGATCAAGATTTAATCCACTGCCCCTTGGGATGAGATTGCCTCCTTCGATATTTTCATTAATAATATCCTGCCTATATCCGTCAAATTCAGTTACTAATTCAGATATCTGATCCTTAATAGATGTTTCAGATTCCCAATCAATGCGAGTATCGAACCATTTAGCAGGTAATTTAGACTTATCAAATAAAGCCTTGAAAGATGCTTTTTTGCTGGCTAAGCTTTGAGTGGTAACAACACCTTTGACAGTATTGGTTAACTCAGACATAATTTTATTTTGATCCTCCATATACTTCTTCATCCACTCAGGAACATCGTTACCCGGTATAGGCGGAACTGGCGGAGGAGGTGTAGGTGTAGTAATTACTTTGCCATCCTTCAAATTATGCTGTTTCTCGTATTCAGAAATAGCTTTTTGGTGTGCAGTCTGGCTTGCTTCTGTTGCTCGTCTGTCAGCCTCACTCTGTATTACAGTTGCAAAAGTAACCCCATCAGCGATGTTGTCTAATTGCCCCTCATCTGTGATTCCTTTGACTTTTTTCTCAGCAATACGCTCAAGAATTGCATTATCGACCCCCGCAAATTTGGCTACCAATAACGCTAATAATCTCTCTTTCATTCTTTAAAGGTTTAATGATACAGTTCATTTATCACCTTTAAATAGAAAGTGCTGTAAGAATTACCGGAAAATAAAAAAGTCCAGATCAAAAGAAATGGCCTTAATTGGGATATTGCGCTGTAAAATATTTTTCACTTGTCATTTTTGCTTATTCCTCTCCAGATTATATATGTGAAAATAAGACAGATAAAATAAAATCCGGCATGTGAAGCGGATGGCGTTGTGGTTAAAAAATACATTTTAGTTGAGAATTAGAGGTTATTGGAATAAGTCTTCTGCTTTAGGCCTTTTAAAAAAACTTGTAATTGCATCTACCGATATAATTTCTCTAAAATTTTCTACATCCTC